AAGGTGAGCTTGAGATGAAACAACTCGAAGCACAAAAGAAAAAAGAAGCTAATGAACACGCTCAAAAGTTAGAAGATAAAATGAAAAAGGATAAATAAATGTTTATAAAATACCCAAAAATATATAGACTAGGAAAAGAAGAAAATGACGACATACTAAAACAAGAGGTTGTCATTCAAGAGAAGTTAGATGGCGCAAACACATCAATCTGGATTGATGAAGCTGGATTACACATAGCCAGTAGAAATCAAGAAATAACTTCAGGATTTAATGGTTTTGTTGACTATGTAAAAGAGAACAAGGGTATTCAAAAGCTACTTTCAGATCATCCAAACTATCACCTGTACGGAGAATGGTTAGTCAGACACACAATTTCATACAAAGAGACTGCATATAAAAAGTTCTACTTATTCGACATTCTTGATATAGAAAAGGCCAAAGGAAAAGAAGATGGTGATCTCAGTGGTTGTTTCCTCGCACTTGAAGAAGTTGAACAGATAGCAAAAAAGTATGATGTTCCATTTCCACAGATATTTACTCAAGGAATTGTTAAAGAAGAAGATGTCAAAGAGTTTGTTGGAAAAACTGAGTTCGGAGAACTTGGTGAGGGCGTAGTTATAAAATCAGATACCTTCGTAAATAAGTTCGGCAATCATTCATACGCAAAAATAGTGACTCAAAAGTTCAAAGAAAATAATGCTCTAGTATTCGGTGGTAACAATAAATACTCAGAAACTTACTGGGAAATGTACATAGTAAATAAGTACTGCTCTCTAGCTAGGGTTCAAAAAATTATGAACAAGGTTCAACCAGCTATTGATGAGAGATTAGATAAAAAGCACACTCCACGAATCGCCCATACTTGCTATCACGATATGATTACTGAAGAAGCATGGGAAATCGCCAACAAAGTCAATAATGTTGATTTTAAGCAGTTGAAACGATTAGCTACTAAAAAGTTTATTCAAATCTTTCACGATATTCTCGATAATAATATCAGTGTTGCAGACCAGGAGGAATCAGAATGAAAACAATAATTTTACTCAAAGGCTTACCAGCTAGCGGAAAAAGTACCTTCGCTCGTGAATTGTTAGACAGCAGACCTGGTGAATATGTCCGTGTCAATAAAGATGAACTCAGATCTACCCTACACAATGGCAAGTGGACGAAGTTCAACGAGAAACAAATACTCAGAATCAGAGATCAAATCATAGAGACTGCCCTTCAGGATGGTAAAAGCGTAATTGTAGACGATACAAACTTAGCTCCAAAACATCAGGCCAGAATGGAGCAACTCGCAAAGAAGCACGAGGTGAATCTTGATGTTTATGACGTATTCCTGGAAGTTTCAGTTGAAGAATGTATCAAGAGAGATCTCAAGCGTGCCAATAGCGTCGGACAAAAAGTCATTATGGATATGTACAAACAGTTCCTCGCTCCAAAGCGTGAGAGTAAAGAACTCAATCCATTTATATTCGACGAGAGCCTTCCAACTTGTGTGATATTCGACCTTGATGGAACTTTATCATGTATGGGTGACCGATCTCCCTACAATGGCGAACAATGCGAAGTTGATACTCCAAACGAGTCAATTATTGAACTATTGAAAATGACTCAATATTACGACAGTAATCCAAATATACAAACAATCATATTTTCTGGAAGAAACAGTGAAGCTATTAGTCAGACAATGGATTGGTTGATAGAGAATGAAGTAGACTTCGATGAACTACACATGAGAAATCCTGGAGATCAGCGAAAAGACTCAGTGGTAAAAAGAGAAATGTTCGACGAGTTTATCAAAGATAAATACAACGTTTTGTTTGTTGTTGATGATAGAGATCAAGTCGTAGAGATGTGGCGATCAATGGGTCTAACCTGTCTCCAAGTAAATTACGGCGACTTCTAAACTCGACTAGACAATCAGTGCTTATACCCGATATACTGAGAGTACACCAAACTCTATAAAGAACGGTGGGAGAATTATGTTAAACACTTACGCAGTATTTTCAAATCACGCAAAAGAGCGTCTCAAAGAATGTCAGTTATCAATGGCGAAAGCTAATTGGTTGATGTACTCAGGAGAAGAAGAAAAAATACCCAAAGACCTCAGACCTTCAAAAGAAAAGTACAACGATCGAGCTATATATGTCAGAAATGGAACGTATATCTTCACGCTCATACCCACAGTAGAAAAATACACTCAAGACGATATCCACCTCATAGTATCAGTACACGATCAAAGGATGGGATTATGAGACTAATTGTCAGCAAGCAGTTCACTAAATCAGTGTGGACGTACAAAATAGCTATAGTTAAAGGAAGCGATCAAAATGCTCTCAGATGAAATAAAGGATAGAAGTTATGGCTAAAGCGATTAAATTACTACGAGAGATATTTCTAGTATTTATAGATCCAGCAGAGTATTGGAGAGTTCCAGAGATAGGAGAATATGGCAAAAACTAATCCCGAGTTAAACATTCTAGAGAAGCTGGCAGTAAATGACTTAGAATCGATGTTCAATGTGTATAAGATTCCGTTTGTAGTAAATCAACGCATTAGAACTTTATTAGTAGATAAAATGGGTGAAGAATGGGTGGATAAATATACAGTTCAAGATCAGAAAGTAAAATAATGGCAAAGAAAATAGGCAGACCAACTAAGTACACTAAGAAGCTAGGAGATAGAATATGTGCGATGCTATCTACTGGCAAGTCTATGCGTACGGTTGAAAAAGAAGAATGGTCTCCGTCGGGGGTCACAATGTTTGCATGGTTAAGGAAACACGATGAGTTTCTTAAGCAATACACGCGTGCTAAGGAAGAATCAGCAGATGCACTCATCGAAGAAATGGTTGATATAGCCGACGATGGTACTAATGATTACATGACAATTACTAAGGGTGATAGAACCTACAATGTTGAGGATCGTGAGGTTACAAATCGATCAAGACTCAGAATAGATACTCGTAAGTGGGTTTCTAGTAAGCTCAAGCCAAAGAAATACGGCGACAAAGTTGACATAACCTCTGATGGAAAAGCGATCAAAGGTAACACTATCGTCTTTGAGGATTTCAGAGATGAAGCAAAGCGTAAGTAAGGTATATAAACCACTCTTTCAAGAAAACACAAGATACTTCGTTCTTATGGGAGGACGTGGAGCTGGCCGTTCAACCGTTGCTTCTCAGTTGGCCAACACACTACTCGTTTCAGACCAATACTTCAGATGTGCAATCATGCGTTATGTTCTTGGTGATATTCGAAACTCTATCTTCAGAGAAATAAAAGACAGAGCCGAAGAAAACGGCGTCATAAGCTCTCTTTCAATCAATGAGTCACTAATGAGTATCAAATATGGTGACAACTCTATCAACGCTGTAGGTTTCAAGAAATCTTCTAGCGATCAGAAATCAAAACTCAAGTCCCTCGCAAACTATAACTACGTCATCATTGAAGAAGCCGACGAAATCCCTGAAGAAGACTTCATCCAGTTGGACGACTCACTTCGTACCCTCAAGGGTGACATCAAGATCATTCTATTACTGAACCCTCCTCCAAAGACTCACTGGATCATAGAGAAATGGTTTGACCTAGAGGAAGCAAAAGATCAGCATGGTAGCAAAATACAAGACTTTCACATTCCAAAACTAAAACCTCAATACGAAAAAGACACGACATTCATCTACGCTAACTATAAAGACAATGAAAAGAACCTAGCACGACAAAGTATCATCAACTACGAGAACTACAAATACTCTAAACCAAAGCATTATTACAATATGGTTGTTGGTTTAGTTCCAGAGACGGCCACAGGCAAGATATACTCTGGATGGAAGCTGATTGACTCAGTACCTCAAGAAGCACGACTCGAAAAATATGGATTAGACTTCGGATACACAAACGATCCTACTGCAATCGACGCAATCTATAAATGGAATAATTCATACGTCATCGATGAGGTGTGGCATCAAAAAAACATGAGCAATAAGCAGATCGCCGATGTTCTATTGAGTTTAGAAGACGCCCTAGTCATAGCCGACTCCTCAGAACCAAAGAGTATCGACGAGATTGCTAGTTATGGAGTCAAGATAGTTGGTAGTGTCAAAGGTCAGGGATCAGTCAATCAAGGGATTCAGTTCGTTCAGGATCAGCAGATATTCATTACTCGAAGAAGCGTGAATACATACAAGGAGTATCAAAACTATGTTTGGTTAGTTGATAAAGACGGAAACGTCCTCAATGTGCCAGTGGACTTGTGGAATCACCACATGGACGATATAAGGTATGCTATAGCTAGTAATGAAAAGAAAGTAACCTGGAAACCAAACGATCCAGGTGGCGTCAAACCTCATATTTCTGGTACGCTAGCTTGACCTTGCAATTACGTGCTTTTATCTGTAAGAATGGAGACTATGAACGAGTCATCAAAATATCAAGTCAGTCCAGAAATGGATATGCTTCTCAACAACAAGGAAGATGGTTATAACTACCGTCAACGTAGACACGCAGAGTGGAATGATAATTACGCCCTATATAGGGATAAAGTTCAAGTCAATAGATTAGTTCAAAGACAATCAGTTCACGTCCCCCTAATGAAACAAACAGTTCGTACCCTTCTCAAAGATGTGGACGATATGCCTGTTCTTTACTTCGAAAACCTAGACAACGACAAGCAAGCTGAGGTATTCCAAAATGAATACTGGAAGTGGACGGTCGAAGCTAATAATATGGATCTTCAAGATATCGTGGACAAAAAGCAAGTCTTCCTGTTCGGTCGTTCATTCGACCAGTGGCAGATTGCCGATGGTATGGTCAAAATGACCATCCAAGACCCTATGGATATTCGGGTATCACGCTACACTGACCCTACAGACCTGCATTCCTCAAGGTTCTTAATTCACGATCACATCTTCATTCCACTAGCAACACTCGAGGCAGATGATAGATTAGACGCTAGCGCAATCAAAAGACTCAAGACATGGTATGCAACCGAGCAAGGTCTCATCAAGGTCGCTTCAAATCAAAAGAACCTCACTGAAAGAAATCAAAAGATGGCCGACATGGGTGTCGATGACATCAATACGCCAGTCCTGGGTGAAACATACGTCGAAGTCTCACTACATTTTGTCTACAGAGAGAATGAAAAAGGAAAAGACGGTAAAGAACTCGATGAACAGTTGTTCCTCTACATGGAAGCTGACGACCGAGAAATCCTACTCAAAACACCACTCGAAGAATATATCGGTACTACTTCAGACAACTTCTGGCGCTACCACTTCCCATACGAATCATGGGCTGATGATATTGAACGTCAAGACTTCTGGTCTGATGGTGTCGCTGATATCGTTAGAACTCCAAATCAAGTACTAGACTCCTGGTTCTCTCAATTAGTCGAAAATAGAACACTCCGTAACTTCGGTATGCACTACTACGACTCTACAATCGAAGGTTTCGCTCCAAGTTCATTCAACCCTGTACCGTGGGGATGGTATGGAATGCCAGGTGATCCAAACAAGATCGTCAAAAAGGTTGATATTCCAGAGCTGTCAGAGTCACTTGATGAAATGCAATTCGTTATTGGTATGACTGAGAAGGCTACTGGCGCAACTGCAACTCAGCAAGGTAATGTTCAAGAGAGAAATGTCACCCTCGGTGAAGTTCAACTCGCTCTAGGTGAAGCAAAAGAACGTGTCAAAGGAATGTCGAAGTTCTACACTCCAGCATGGCACAGACGCGGTCGTATGTTCTTAAAGCTCATCGAAGCTGGTGCTGACCAACTTGATGCAGTAAAGATCTACAAAAAAGGTAGAAATACCGATCAAGTATTCGAAAGAACAATCCAAGCTAAAGACTGGATGACTAAATCTGGATACAAGACAAAAGTATGGTCTCAAGAGGAAAAAGACGCTAACGACGCCAATATAATTCAAAAACTTAATGCCACATTGACTTTGATCCCAGGAAATGCGAAGCTATTAGAGATATATCAACGAAAGCTCTTGGAGTTCTCAGGCCTATCACCTGACGAAATAAACGAAGTCATGGAACAGGAACGAGCAAAACGAGAAGCTATGTTGACTCAACAACAACAACAAGGACAGGACGGAGGTCTACTCGGCCAACCAAACCCAGGTCAACCGCAGTTACAACCCCC